TATTGTGGGCGAAAGGGAAATCGACAATCTCTCTCTGGCACAAATGATTGCTAATATTCTAGGAAAGCCGCTGAATTATGAATTGGTTGATTTCCACAGCAGTCGTCCGGGACACGATCTTCGATACGCTCTTGACGGATCCAAGATGCAACAGATGGGGTGGAATTTGCCAATGGATCTTGAAAATTCAATGGCTTCCGTAGTTGATTGGTCTTTGAAGAATCCAGAGTGGATTGGGATCAAGTGAAAATAATTTCTCATAGAGGCAATTTAGAAGGAAGAATTCCTGATAAGGAAAACCATCCTTTTTTTGTAGAACTTGCCTACCTTGAGGGATTTGATGTAGAGATAGATGTTTGGTTTCACCAAGGGAACTACATGTTGGGTCATGATTGTCCTCAGCATGTAGTTCCCTCTTGGTGGTTGAAGCACTCTTGGCTTTGGTGTCATGCAAAAAATGTAGAGGCTATGGAGCGGATGTTCGAAGATGGCATTCACTACTTTTGGCATGAAAATGATCGATTCACTTTAACAAGTAAGGGCATTCCGTGGTGCTATCCCGAAAATTACAATAAAAATGGAATCGTGGTTTCAAAGGAACCAACTCTCCCCCCATATTCTGTTTTCGGTGTCTGCACGGATTATCCCTTGACTTTGCGTAACCTATTGGTAGAATCTGACAATAATGCAATCAGACAAGATTGAACTTGTGATTTTGCGTAGTTTGCTACATCGCTCCGATTTCACACGGAGAGTGCAGCCGTTTCTCAAGGAAGAGTACTTCCATGACAACTGCGAGAAGCGTCTGTTTAAGACGATCTCTGAGTTCATCGAAAAGTATTCAAATGCCCCTACCCGTGAAGCATTGAACATCATCCTGAACAGCCAAGAGGGATTGTCGCAGGGCGAGTATGACGATTGCATCAAGTTGGTGGAGGGTCTTGCCGCAGAAACAGATCCGCCCGATGAACAATGGCTTGTGGATCAGACAGAAAAGTTCTGCAAGGATAAGGCTGTCTACAATGCAATCATGGAGTCAATTGAACTGCTTGACGAAAAAAAGGCAAAGGGTCGCTCCAAGAATGCAATTCCCGAAATCCTCACGAAGGCATTGAGCGTTTCCTTCGATGAGCATATTGGTCACGACTTCATCGAAGACTCTGCGGAACGCTATGACTTCTACCATCGTGTGGAGAAGAAGACCCCCTTTGACCTTGATTATTTCAACAAGATCACCAATGGTGGAGTTCCCGACAAGACTCTGAATGTCTGTCTTGCAGGCACCGGCGTTGGAAAGTCCCTATTCATGTGCCACCATGCTGCCAACTGCCTGACACAGAGCAAGAATGTCCTCTATATCACATGCGAGATGGCTGAGGAGCGAATCGCAGAGCGCATCGATGCCAATCTGATGGACATTTCGTTGGATGAACTCAAGAAACTGCCATTGGAAATCTACAGCAAGCGTCTTGCAAAGGTGACTGCTGGCATCACGGGGAAACTCCTCATCAAGGAATATCCCACCGCATCCGCTAATGTGAATCACTTCCGCCACCTGTTGGATGAACTTCGCCTGAAGAAGAACTTCAAGCCCGATGTCATCTTCATCGACTACCTCAACATCTGTGCCTCTTCTCGTTTCAAGGCAAACGGGAATGTCAACTCATACACCTATGTGAAGGCGATTGCCGAGGAACTTCGTGGCTTGGCTGTGGAGATCGGTGTTCCGATCTTTACCGCAACGCAGACCAACCGTTCGGGCTTTGGCAACACCGATGTCGAACTCACGGATACATCGGAGTCATTCGGTCTTCCTGCCACCGCAGACTTCATGTTTGCACTCATTTCCACAGAGCAATTGGACGAATTGGGTCAGGTCATGGTGAAGCAGTTGAAGAATCGCTACAATGATGTCGCAACTCACAGAAAGTTCGTGATTGGTATTGACCGATCCAAGATGAAGTTGTATGATGTTGACGAAGAGGAACAGCAATTGATTCAGGACGGCAATTCAAGTCAACAGGACGATGATGAAGATACACCTATACGCACGGGCGGGTACGGGCGCATGGGCGCACGGGAGAAACCCGCCCTAGACAATTGGTCTTGACACCCACAGGCGGGTGCCTGAATTGGAAAAAGGTGGTGACTTATAATCGCCCTCATGCGGGTTCGATCCCCGCCCCGCCTATTCAAAACATACCTAAATAACCTCTACGGGAGAGAATATGCTATCGTTCAAGGAAATGATTCCTACCCTGTCAGAGGAAACCGTCAGGAACAAGCACCTAGATCACCTAGAGGATTTGATGATCCTTCAGGGGGAAAAGGGACTCAAACTTTCAATTGCATTTCTAAAAGATATCACTCAAAGTCTAAAAACGGGTGATACTTCTTTGGGACTATCGACAAAGTGGGACGGAAAGCCTGCTATTGTTTGTGGAATCAATCCAGACAATGGGAAGTTTTTTGTTGCAACAAAGGGTGCTTTTAACAAAACTGTTGTTGCTTTCCATACCGAGGCTGAGGTTAAGAAAGGTGTTCCAAACGCCGATCTTGCCTCAAAACTCATTCAATGCCTCAAGTTTTTACCAAAGATAGGAATCAAAGGGGTGCTTCAGGGCGATCTGATGTTCACTTCCGATTCCAAAAAATCTCAGACGATTGATGGGAAGCCGTACATCACATTCATGCCGAACACCATCATGTATGCGATCCCCACAGACAGCGATATAGGGCGTTCTGTGGCTTCTGCCAAGGTGGGCATAGCCTTCCACACCGTCTATAGCGGAAAGACCATGGCGGCTCTCTCTGCCTCCTCCTTCAATTTTGATTCTAGTAGCCTAAAGAAAACACCCGATGTTTGGTTTACTGATCCAAACATCTATGACATCACACCCGCTCTGTTGAAGGGAAATGAATACGCAACTTTGATGGGAATTATCAAAGAATGCGAAACAAAATCAAAAAAGGTCGGTGCGTTCCTCAAAACCCTCATGACAAATAAGGATTTGGTCGAATACATCCTCCCATATATCAATGCAACAATTAATGGTGGTATGGCACAATTTTCAACAAACGGACTTGCACTAAATGTGAAAAGTAAGTTCGACAAAGAAATCCAAAAATTGAAAACAGAGAAAGGAAAGCAGGGCAAAGAAGCCGCAAAACAAAAGATGCTTTCCTATATCAAAGCATATGAATCTCAATTCAATGAAATGTTTGAACTACATAATCTGATAGCAAAAGCAAAGGAAGTATTGCTTAATAAGTTTTATGCCCTGTCACAGTTTGGGCATTTCTTTGTGGATGAAGATGGAATTCGTCCTACCGATCCTGAAGGAATTGTTGTTGCTCGGTCAGGTAAAGTAACAAAACTGGTAAATAGATTGAGATTTAGCAGACAAAACAGGAAGATCAACCAATGACTAAGAGGTTTGCCGATCATATTACTGAAGCGAAAAAGAAAGATACCGTGGTTTTTGCTTTCGGTAGAATGAATCCCCCGACTATTGGTCACGGTGCTGTCGTGGACAAGGTGATGGCAGAGGCATCAAAAAGAAATGCCGACCATTACATCTTTGTATCAAAAACACAAGATCCAAAGAAAAATCCGCTAGACCAAAAAACAAAAATTGCCTATCTCAAGAAGTTTTTTCCCCGTGGCAATTTCCCCATCGGAAAAGCCATCAATCCATTTGATACGGTTCTTTATTTGTGTGAACTTGGATACAAGAACATTGTTGTTGTGACTGGAAGCGATCACATTGCGGAGTACAATAAGATCAAGGAATACAAGGGGAAGGTAGCACAAAACGATCCCAAGAAGAGAAAGTATTCTTTCGAGACTCTTGATGTAATTGTGGCGGGTGAAGCCCGTGATGATGCCGCACAAGGAGTTGCGGGAATGTCTGCCTCAAAGATGAGAGCGGCGGCATTCAACAATGATTTCAAAAGTTTCTCCACAGGGGTTCCTGGAAACGATGCTGCTCTCAAGAAGAAACTTTACAAAGATGTCAGAAAAGGTCTAAATCTCAAAGAAGAATTTGTTGCTGAGGCAAATGAAGGGGACAATGAAGTTACTATTGTTGCTCTGACTTCTTCTGAGAAAGATTTGAGCGATACTATTGAAAAGATGGAAGCCATTTGCAAGCGGCGTAAGATTGAATTCTTTGCCGTTAAAACAAGCAAGGCACAAGTTGAAATCACAAATGTTGCCTCCAAGAAAATTCTAATCAAGAACTACGATGGGGAAGGCAAAGATGCAACAATTGACCCGAGCAATACCGTAGCCGTTGTTCGTGGTGGGGTGATGAACAGCGATATTGGTGTGGCGATCATGACAATCTTGCAAAACAATGGCGTGTTCATGATCAATGAGCGTGGGGGAATGGAACTCTGCGCCAACAAGTTGGAAACCGCCATAGCCTTAAAAAAGCACGATCTTCCCCACCCCCGCACAGCATTTGTTGCGAATGAGGAAAACATCGAATCTGCCGTGAAGGAAATCGGAGGCAAGTTCCCTGTTATTGTCAAAACACTCACGGGGGCAGAGGGTATCGGCGTTTCGAAGATCGAAAGCATGGAAAGCCTGAAATCCGTATTGCAAACTTTGTGGAAATACGGTGCAGAAATCATCATGCAGGAATTTTTACCGAACTTCAAGAACGATGTCCGCAGTATCGTATTGAACGGCAAGATATTTGCCTGTGCCAAGCGTGACAAGGCACCAAAAGATTTTAGAACTAATATCGCCCGTGGTTCAAAGGGCGGGTCTTTCCAACTTTCTGACGAAGAAATAAAGTTGGTGGAGCGGGCTGCAAGGGTCAGTAAGTGTTACTATGTCGGCATCGACCATGTAATTAATGATGGCAAACCATACATCATTGAGATGAATGCAAGTCCTGGTAGTGGGAACATCTACTACCGCTACTATGAGGATGGTGAAGGCAAGGATAATGTCAAGGGTGAGGAACTGGTCGAAGACTTTGTTGACTATATTCTCAACAAGGCGCATTGGAAGTTGTTCTCCAATCTAGCCGTGCGTGAAGAGGTGAAGATCGATGGCGTGGAGTACACCGCCAAGATCGACACAGGCAACAGCGGCTACAACATGATCCATGCCGAAGACATCAAGGACAATGGCGATCACACCGTCACCTTCAAGTTGCCCAACGGCAAGAAGGTTACCAAGAAGATCGTCAGTCGCATCACGGTCAAGAGTGGTATTGGCGAGAAGAAGCGACTTGTCATTCTGATGGACATTGAGTTCCATGGCAAGAAATATACGAACATCAAGTTCAGTCTTGGTGATCGTAGCCACATGTCTACGAAGGTTTTGATTGGATTGCAATTCCTCAGCAAGACGGGAATGGTGGTAGACCCCGCAGAAGCGATCTATCCTCAGCCTGATGTCAACTCCAAGCGCAAGGGCGACGAGGAGGAAGAAGAGGAATTGAAAGAAACCATTCGCCACGAAGGAAGTAAATGGGTCATCTACTCCAAGGACGGAAAGAAAAAGTTGGGTTCCTATCCAACCGAAACAGCGGCAAAAAAGCGTCTGCGACAGATCGAATTCTTCAAGCGTCAGCATGAGGGAGTGGTTGTCGAAGCGGATGTAACCAAGGGCAAGGAATTCAAGACCAAGACCGGAAAAATCAAGCAAAGCCCAAAGGACAAGGAAACTGGTTTACCCAAGAAATATGTTTCAGGCTTGAGCAAAAAAGATGCTGAACTTCGTAAGAAGCGATTGGAGAAGCGAAAGAATATGCGTGATGATGATCCTAAGACATGGGAATTTGTAAATCCGAAGGAAAAGAAGATTAAGACCAAGCCTTCGAAATACAGCAGCCTCTATAAGAAGTTAGAAAAGAGCGGAAAACTAAAGGCACTCAAGAATCAGTACGAACAGGATGATGCATTGGAGCGGCTAGAGAGAATCGATGAAAATACAGATTCCACTCTTGTCGAAAAGATGAGATTTGCAATTTCATATGAAGATCGTTGTATTGGAAAAGATATGCGAGAATCTGCATATCTCACCCGACAGTACATCAACTATTTGAAAGAACTGCGTGATGAAGAAATTGCAGAGAAAAATCCATCAAATAGCATTGATGAAGACTTTGAGTATTTCATGATTGAAGTCAGTCCCCCAAGCGGTCCTGCAAGACGGTTCTCCAAGAAAGAAAAAGTCAAGAAAGACTTTCAAAAGAGATATGGAAAGCGTTGGAAAGAAGTCTTCTATGCCACGGCATGGAAAATGCATGGGGCAGAATCCTTCGATCCAACCGATGAGTGGTTGACCGAATCCAAGAAAATCAACAATGTCATGCAATGGACTGCTCTCGGCAAAAGAGGTCCGCTTTTGATTGGTACGGATGAAATCGTAAAGACATATAAGAAAGATACTCCTGGGGAAAGAGATCGTCTAGGAGAAGAAAAGACCCCCGAAGAAAAAGATGCCCTCTACAAAGAGTGGAAAAAACTTGTAAACATGTCAGGCAAAGAAATTGAATCTTTCCTTGATTCTGATGATGGCAAAGAAGCAGGGCTTTCTAGAAAAGAAGCCGGTAAGGCTGGAAGCAGCGGGGGGAAGATCACCAGCGGACGAGACTCTGCAAGAGCCATCATTCGAATGCTTGACACCCCAAAGGACAAATGGACACCAAACGATTGGAAATGGGCTGGCAAGCAAGTCAGTTTCATTAGCCGAATGAAGGGTGCGAAGGGCGGTCTTCGGGATGACAAGGGAAGACCAACACGCAAACTGCTCGCACTAAAGGTCTGGGGTTACAATCCCGAGAAAAAGTCATGAAAGATTACAAAAACCTAATAAATTGCATTCAGGAAGCCAGAATATCTGCTTTGGAAAAGAAAGCAAAGGCAAGCGGCATTCCATATGGAATTCTGAAGAAGGTCTATGATCGTGGCATGGCAGCATGGAAAGGTGGACACCGACCGGGTGTAAGCAGCCATGCATGGGCATTTGCGAGAGTGAATTCTTTTATCGTTGGCGGGAAGACAAGAAAGACAGCAGATGCTGATCTTTGGAAGAAGGCAAAGGGCGGATAACTCCGTTCTATAAATAACGAGTATCCACAGGAGAAACCATGTTTAACAATCCATTCAATTCCAAGTTTGTTGCAGACATCACTAAGTTCCTTAACGAGCATCGGAACGAGGTGGATATCATGCCATGCCTTAACGAAAAGGCTATCGCTGCTGCCGAAAAGGTAGCCGAGCAGGCAGTCTTGGAGGAACGCAGAAACACTCTAGTATCGCTCTTCAACGAAGCCGTTCGTGATTGCGGTTGCCGTGGAACGACCAAAGAAGCAAACGATTTTGCCAAGGCTGTGCAGATGCACATCGAAGCCAAGGCTATTGTTGTACCCGCCGGAAAAGTTTCCAATCCCTCGCATAAGGCGAATGAATTGGAAACACCAGCCAGCGTCAAGAAGAAGACAGCAAACCCCAAGTAATCAGCGAATAAATAGAACACAGAGGAGAACCCCCAATGTCATATTGGAATTCAAACGACAGAGAAGAATCAAAGCCCACATGGCTCAACGCCGCACAGAAGATCAACTGCGTCCGAACAGTTCGTGGTTGGGAACTACCACTTGACGGCACTTCTCTCGGTGGTCAACTGCATGGAAAACTTGGAACGACCGCCAGCATTCCCGCAATGGAATTGCTTGTTGCTCTTCCAAATGATGCTGTATACAATCCATATCTTCTTCTGACCGTAACAGGTAGAGCAGCAAATCTTGCGGTGAATGCCGCAGGCGGTACCGGCTATACGGCAGGAACAACGATTCTTTGCTATATGCCAGGAACCTATCCCATCGCATCAACGGGTTCAAGTGTTTTTGCGGGAACAATTGCGGGATCCACGGCAGCAGCAGGAACTGTCACACTACAGGTTACTCCAATCGTTCCATCCAATTACACCACTTTGGATGAGAACATCCAAGTTGATGTTAAAGCAAATGGACTAGTACATCCTCTGGGTTATACCGGTCCCACAGCACAGATTCAGACCGCTACATTTGTAGAAGACTATACAACAAATTCTCTCTACATTGCACGGGGAGTAACTGACACGGTTGGCGGAACCGCATCTAGTGATCTGCCCGAATATGCCCCATACTTCACATGTCCATTCACCGGAGACAGCGCAACTGCTGGCGGTATCGATTCGGCTGGATTGTCGTTCACCGTTTCTGCAACAGGCTCTGAGGGTGCATACGGAAATTATGCGGTAAATGCATATGGAGTATCCACACTCAACTTCCCTGCATCTGCTACTGCATACATCAAGGTTGTTGCAAATGACACCAACTTCACCAACAATCTTACTTTCAGCGAAGTAACAGATCCTTTTGGAACTAGAGGAAATATTGTTCAAGGTGCTGATTTGGTGACTGCATCGAATGTGCCCACAGGGATCTATGAAGCATTCTTTGGACCAACAAGTTCATTCAACAATAATATTGCTGTGTTTAAGATTAATCGTGTCGGAACAACAGCCGGATCATACAATGTGACTCTCCGTGTAACTGATACAAGCGCAACTCCAAAGACCGCAGATACAACATTCAAGGTTGCATTTGTCTGATAACAAGGAAACCAAATGAAGTCTTATAAGGAAATCAGAAAGACAATTCGTGAGATGCATGGAGCCTCTGAACCCTACGGCGTATTTGCCGGACGGGGAAGAGTCGGACCACAGGACGGTGATAATGCATTGGACGGAGACATGAATTTGTCATCCCTGACTCCTGCGGCAATCAGCAGAATCAATACCTATCTTGGTGCATTGTCTGCAAAGCCATACATCGACCCTGTGTCTGCATTGAAGCAGGCACAGGGCAGGCTACAGATGATTGGATTGAATTTCGATTTGACAAATGAATGTCAGGTTCGTCTTTCCACACAGACGGAAGAAATAATTCCTTTGGTTCGTTTTGGTGGTGTATTCGGAACAGATGGTACGACATATAGCACATCAAAGGACGATGGTATTACTCCCAAACTCGGTCATGGTCTTGCATTGCGTGTCGAAACTCACAAACTCCCCAACGGAATGACACAGATTCAAGCAGAGATTGTTCCAAATTAATTCATATGGTTTTTTGTAATGATAGGCGACAGCCTCACCAATGACAACTATGTTCGATATGCGATGAATCATTACGACAACCCGTATTGTGTTGGAGTAAAAGAATTCGAAGAAGACCTTGCAAGGATCGTGTATTTGAAGCGATTATTTCGAAGATACAAAAAAGGCGGCGTTCTTCGTGAGCGTCTTATTCTCAATCACATCATAACATTCTGCAATGTGTTCGGAGTTGAGGCTGGCACACGGCTCTTGTTTTTCAAGATAGATCACGATCTTCACTACATACTGAAGACATTTCTTGTGTTTCTAGAGTACTTGCCAGAAGATAAGCAGAAGTTTAAACTTGAAGTCGATATCGTGAAAATCGGAATGGATCAAGAAATCATCAAACGACTTCGGAGTATCTGATGAACATTAACGCCCTTGTTACGAGCCAGTTTCGCCGTTACATGAACGCCCCGTGGTCAGAACTTTCACAACCAAAGTGTATCTTTGAAAAACTTGTTGTCAATCTTCGCCGTCAAATTGAAGCGGGGCAACCCTTCACTTTAGCAAATGGCACATACCAACCTTTCATGGTTGCTGAGTGTGGCTATAAACTAAATGAGTACTGCAAAAAAGATACTCAAATAATTGAAGGACTAATCAAAGAAGAACTTGAGAAGCACGGTCTTCTCCATTCAATGATTAATGAAGAACGGGAACCGCAGGCAATTGCCGCCGGATCATATGTGCTGCATGATGGCAAGAGATTTGTTTTGGAAACCGAACTTCTTCCTTGTGATGAATTCCTTGGTCATCCAATCTACAAGCACGGTGACCTGTCTTTTACAGTAGAGCAAGTCAAAGAAGATGCGCCCGTCAATGCCGTAGGACATGGAAACATTGCCGGTGTTTCTCCTGGTCAGGAACCTCCTGGCAAGCGGGGTCTTTACTTTTTCCGAAACAAGAAAAAGACGAAGGAACTCAAGAAGAAACTCTGAGTTGCTATCTATCTGCCACTCTCGTACTTTGTAGAAATGAATTGAAGGATTCTTAAGAAATTATACGACTCACAAATTTGGAGTCGATCAATTCATAAGAAAGTATTACTTCTACTTGTTTTGAACTTGACTGTTATGCATGTACAGTCTACAGTAGATACAAATCAATGCCGATCCACATCGACACCAAGTACATCAATCTGCTGTCACCACGGCTAGAACGATTTCAATGGAAGAAGCAATCTCTTGCTGTCTGTCGTTGTCCTATGTGTGGGGATAGTCAGAAAAGCAAAAATAAGACACGCTTTTACTTCTTTGAAAAGAAGGGAGCGTTTCTCTGCAAATGCCACAATTGCGACTATAGCGCAACATTGGGTTGGCTTCTGAAGACATTGGATCTGAATCTGTACAAGCAATATTCATTCGATGTTCTGAAGGAAACCGGGGTCTCGCACGGGCGCACACGCACGGGCGCACACGCAGCCACGCCCGTGAGAAAAGCGGAAGACAAAGTTCTTTCGCTGCTGCCGAGACTTGATTCTCTGAAATCAGACCACCCTGCGGTGAAATGGGTAGAGAAAAGACAGTTGCCGAAGGAGGCACTTTCAATTCTTTACTTCTCCGAGAACTACGGAGAGTGGGCGAAGAACATTGATCCCGAAGTTCAAGCAGGAGATGACGAACGAATTGTCATTCCCATTCTTGATGCTGATGGAAAAATCCTTGGGGCGCAAGGTCGCATCATCGATCAGAAAAAGATCGATAGAAAAACCATCAGATACATTACTGTAAAGGCTGACAAGAACTCCGGCAAGTCGTGGTTTGGAATCGAAAGATGTGATCCAAAGAAGCCTGTGATTGTCGTGGAAGGACCATTGGACAGTTTGTTCCTTGATAATGCTGTTGCAATGGTGGGTCTTTCGGATGCTACAAACATTCCAAAGGAATTTAAAGATTCCCAACTAATCTATGTTCTCGACAATGAGCCACGGAACAAGCAAGTTGTGGAAGCAATGGAGAGATTGATTGATGATGGTCATTCCGTATGCATATGGTCTGATCGTTTTCGTGGAATGAAGGACATCAATGAAATGATTATTGCAGGATTCTCCAAGGTGAGTATCATGCACGAAATACATAGAAATTCCCACTCGGGATTGGGCGCACATGTAGCACTCAAGAGGTGGGCTAAATAATACAGGAGGTTACTATGAATCCCGAAGACAATGACGAAATTGAGATGGCAAGTGATGCACAGGATGATATGGGGGATGTACATCAAGATCCACCCGTATCCATCATCGATCTGGTAATCGGTGGTCAAGCGAGTGGGGCAAAAGATGCAATCTATGCTTCCCTATACCAAAAGGTAGGAGAGAAAATTGATGCTCTCCGTCCCGAAATTCGTGCAGCAGTCAATCCCCCGCAAAATGAGGGATCGGCTGAAGACGAGACACCAACAGAGGAGTGATTCATGGAAGTTATTTGTGAAGCGATCCCTGTCTTGGATAGGGGCTTTGTTCAATATGTTTCGCACATGGGCAATGACCTGACTGTGGTAAATGCAGCCCGTGTTTCTTTTCACAAAGAAAGTGCAGAGTTCAGCGGCAAGGACGAAAAACTGATTTCTTATCTTGCCAAGCACAACCATTGGACTCCTTTCGCACACCCACAGATCACACTCCGGATCAAGGCACCTATTTCCATTCGAACACAACTCTTCAAGCATAAGCAAGGGTTTGTTGAAAACGAAGTATCACGCAGATATGTCGTTGAGGAACCCGAAGTTTATCTTCCCCGATGGCGAACTGCACCCACCGATGGTGCAAAACAAGGTTCTTCGGGACAAATGGAAATCAATGACGATTACAACACATGCAATCGTGCATACATGCTTGTGATTGAAGAGGCGATGCATACTTATAACATGCTTTTGGAAAGGGGGGTTGCCCCTGAACAGGCAAGATTCGTATTACCGCAGGGAACCTACACCGAATGGTGGTGGACGGGTTCTCTTGCTGCCTATGCACGGGTCTGTAAGTTGCGATCAGATTCCCATGCCCAATGGGAGGTAAGAGAGTATTCAAATGGAATTGGAATGATTATTCGTAATCTTTTTCCAGTTTCATGGGCGGCATTAATAACCAAGTAAGCCGTCCCTAAATACTCGGTAACTGCCTTTACGAGTACAGGATGGCAAACAGGTTTAATGAATTTATCAACACAAATGGGGAAGAACCCGTCAAGTTTGTAAGGCTGACGGCGGGTCTTCCCGTTGGTACACAAGTCATGCTTGTGCGACCATTGATGGAGCATGAACCAGGATCGGTTTTCACATATGCTCCATCGAAGGCTTGCATTG